TGGTATTAGTGCAGGACTGCCTGGACCTAGAGCAGAAGTCTTTACATCATCAGGCACATTTACTGTACCATCAGGAGTAACTGCAGTTAAAGTTACTGTCGTTGGTGGTGGTGGTGGTGGCAGAGGTGTAGTTGCAAACACTTACAAAGGAGCAAATGGTGGTAGTGCAGGTGGTGTTGCTATTAAATGGATTACAGGCTTAACTTCTGGGAACACAGAAACAGTTACCATTGGTGCAGGTGGTGCAGGAGGAGCGGCTAGTAGTACTGCAACATCTTATGGCTCTGCTGGTGGGACATCTTCTTTTGGGTCGCATTGCTCTGCTACTGGTGGTAGTGGTGGAACAGGTTTGGATAGTTCTACCTACACAAATTCTGGTGTTGGTTCTGGTGGCGATATAAATATTCAGGGTGGCAAAGGCGGCAATTCTGGTGGTGGAACAAGTAGTGGTGGTGGTAATAGTGGTGGTGGTGGAGTACCTATAGCTACACACCCACATGACCCAGGTGGTTATTTCCCAGCAAAGCTTTATGCGGCTACGACTATGAGTTATTCTGATGCGGCTTATTATAATAATTATCAAGACTTCTATAGTTTTTTTGGTGGCAAAGCAGGTCGCAGAGTATACCCTTGGGGTTCTGGTCAAGATGCTACAGGTTATGGCTGTGGTGGTAGTGGAGGTGCAGGTGGTCCTGGTCTTGCCGCTACAGGTGGAGATGGATTCGCAGGTTTAGTAATTGTAGAATATTAGGAGTAAAAAATGAAACGAGGATTAATTTCACCAAATGAATTAAGGTATGGTGATGAGCAAGAAACACAAAGTGGTTATAGAATAGCTGAAGTAACTGATGCAGAATTTCCTGTAGCAGACCCAATGTTTTGGATTGATGTACCAGACGATACAAATGGTACAGTAAAATACTATGACCCAGCAGACCAGCAATTAAAAGATATATGGATAGAACCAGACCCAACAGAATAGGAGTAACAATGTTCAACATAATTAAAGAAGAAGAAATAGAAGGATTTAAATATGCAGTGTGGGAAGATTTCCACCCATTTGATATATTTCCAAGTAAAAAATAATGGCAGATACAGAGATAACATTAGCAGTGATAAGCAACAAGATAGATAATCTTACAGAGAAAGTCTGCGAGAATCAAAAGCAGATTGATGATCTGAAAGAACAAGTCAACATGGGCAGAGGTGCTGTCAAGGTTATCTTTGTACTTGGTGCTGTTGTTAGTGCTGTCTATACTGGCATAAAGATGTTAATGTCATGATACCTTTTCTAAGTTTATTATCCAATCCAATCACTAAGCTAGTAGCTGATAAGGTTATTGGTGGTGCTAAACATGCACTAGAAAAGAAAGCTATGATAAGAGAAGCAGAGGTGGAAGCTATCAAGCAGACAGACTTTGCAAAGATAAAGAAAGATGAAGCTATCGCTAAGGCAGATGCGGCAGTAAGAAAAGCACAAGCCAATGGTATGAATAACACATGGCGTGATGAAGCAATTACTGTGGTTTATTTATCACTTTTGGTTGCTCACTTTATTCCTTGGACTGCACCATATATGGAGCAAGGATGGATGTTACTACAACAAGCTAACGAGTATTTTTGGTGGGGACTTATGGGGGTAATTGGTGGAACTTTTGGACTGAACTTAACTAACAAATTAAAGAAGTGATATGAACAATTTTATTCTGGTATTGTATGTATGCAGCATTGCCAATAATAATTGTGTTCCACCATTACAAAATGAACTTATATTTAATGATTGGTATAGTTGTATGGCAACAGGTCATGGAGATGCTTTAGATCTTTACGCTAATCTTAATATAGAAAGCGTAAATGAAGAAAAGGTTGCTATTGGATTTGAATGTTCTGAAACACAAGCTGAATACAGAGGAACTAACTATACTATTAAAGCAATCAAAGTAATTAAAGATTAACAAAGGAGAAAGATATGTTTAAAATTCTTGAGATACTTTCAAAGATGGGGAAAAATAACTTATTTAAAAGCTCATACAGTAGCCTGTTCTATGATAAATGTGGCTGTGGTTACAAAAAGCCTAAACCTTTTCTATGGGCTTCTCTGCTCGTTCTAGGGCTACTTCTAATTTTAAGGTAGTTTTTATGGCAGACGAAACCAAACTTCCCTATATGTTTACAGTATTAGAGTCAGAAGATGGTTCATTCAGCTGTAATATATTATGTCGAGGGTTCCCTACCTATGAAGATGCTGTAGCTTTTATTAAGCTATGGGATATTATGGTCAATGATGAGAGGTTAATCAGCTACGAACTCCATTAAAAAGAAAAGAGCCAGGAAGGGAATAACCTGACTCTTCTCATCACCATACAAAAATATTTTAATTTAATAAAACATCTTGACTCAAGTTATACCACTAACAATTCCCCCTTGTCAAATCTATTTGTAATATATTTTTTGCTATGCTAATATATTGTTAATAACATAGGAGGATGTTATGGCAAATAAATGTGTACTAGTAATAAGTGATTTACATATCCCTTATCACCACAAAGACAGCTTCGCTTTTCTTAAAGAAGTAAAAAAAGTATTTAAACCAGATACTGTAGTAAACATAGGCGATCTCTTAGACTTCCATGCCATATCTATGCACGACTCAGATCCTGACTTACCAAGTGCAGGTTATGAGTTAGCAATGGCTAAAGATTATATAAGAGAATTAGAGTCTGTATTCCCAGAAGTAACAGAAGTTCATAGTAATCATAGTTCATTGGTATATAGAAGAGCCTTGAAGTATGGAATGTCAAGAGAATTTCTCAGACCTTATGCAGATTTCCTGGGAACTAAGAAGTGGAAGTGGGTTGATGACCTAACTTTAACCATGTCTAATGGTGATAGAGTCCACTTCACTCATGGTAAATCAGCAGATGTTCTCAAGGTATCTCAGACTATGGGTATGTCATGTATCCAAGGGCACTATCATACTAAGTTCAGCATAGGATACTGGGCAAACCCTGACAGATTATACTGGGGTATGCAGGTAGGCTGCCTAATAAATCAAAAGTCCCTGGCATTTGCTTATGCTAAGAACTTCTCGACTAGATTTATATTAGGTTGTGGAATTATTATTGATGGAACCCCACGCTTGTTGCCCATGGTATTGAACAACAAGGGGGATTGGATTGGTAAGGTAGTTTAAAAGACATCTTGCATATTATTGTATTGATCTCTTAATTCAAACTTGCTGTTCCATAGAAAAGAATCTCCAATAGGAATACATGATCTTGCTTGGCTAGGTGTCATTAAGAAACAAAAGTTATTCATCTTAGTAACTACTTGCTTTGCTTCGTGTAGTATATACATATCCCCATCTTGTTTAAACTCACATTTCTTTGGAGTTACATATAAGAATCTAATATCATAGTTAGATTTACCTTGTTGGTATATTTCACGTTGCAGTTGGTGGCTCCAACTCATAACACTAGGCATACGGAATGTAGTCTTGAGATCAATAATCAATCCTTGTTCAGGGTAGACTAAGTCTAAGTACCCTATTATGGGAGCAGACCACCCATTCAACTCATCATGTAATTCATACTCTATCTTTTGTTGTTCTCTGTTCTTAGAAAACTCAGGCTTACCATAATCCTTTAGAGTTTCATAAGCTAACTTTACCATATCAGGTATAGCAACAGCTTGTTTGTTATGATCTTCTAAGTCCTCATGATCCATAGCATTAAACTTATTCATAGCTTTGACTATGGCATTGTCTAACGTTTCTTCTTCTAACAATGCAGATACCAATGCTTCCTCACATATATTACCTCTATCCATAGAAGCAGAGGATTGTCGCATATTAAAACCATAAGTACAAATGAACATAGGTACATCATTTCTAAACATAGCTATCTTTGAAGAGCTGAGATGTGGCTCAAAGCCACACCCCAAATCTACCCATTTCTGTATCCCATTCAGGTTTTTAAGTTCAAGATTCTCCATTAGATACCTCTTTAGCTTTTTTGTTTATTTTATAGACTGTGGTATACATTTCTTTAAGGTTTTTAGGTACTGGTACTGGTTTTTTTTCCCTTTTGCTTTTCTTATCAGCTTCTTTGTACTCTTCCTTTAGTCTTTCAAGATCTGTTTTGTTTGCTTCTACAAAGGCAATGCACTCTTCCTTGGTACTAACAACATCACCAAGTTCATTTAATTTAATATCTGCTTGAGATAATTTTTCTGCAAGGATATTAATAGTAATGTCTTGATCTTGCTCATTCTCTGTATCATCCTTTACCCCCATCATGAATATTTTAAGGAACGCTGTTTTGATAGCATAACTTACAGCTTTACCAGGACCCTTGTCTTGTGTATCTCTTCCTTGACCAGGATAATCACCAATAACTATTTGCTCACCAGTCTCTGTGTCAGTTATTTGTATGGCAACTGTGACCCATGTATCATTACCCTCATATGAAGTTGTTTTGACATAAGGCAGGATTACCAGACCTTTTTTTAATGCTATTTCTTTAACGCTTGTAGTTATATCCCAGTGGTTTACTGTAGAAAATCTTAGACCTTCAGCCTCCTCTGGGTCCACCTTTTTTATATCTCTTTGTATGTCAATGATCTTACTGTAGATACTTTGTGGCTGTGTTTTATTTTGTTCTGTCATTTTATAATCCTTGTTTTGCGACTAGTCGTCTTGTTAATCTTGATCCTTTAATATTGTTTTGTTTATCGAGACCATAAGATATAGATCTAAGCATTATGCTAACGTTCAACATCATCTCTACTAATACAGGATCATCTTCCACGAAGGGAATGATCTCTTTTTTATAGAATGCAATAAGAAAGTCTCCAATATCTGATCCTTTCGTATTATTTTCAATACTCTTTTCAATAGCGGCTTCTTGATTGATAGTCAGCTTCTTTGCCACAGCTTTTACTTCTTCGATGTGTTGCTGATATACTTGATCGGTTATGTTATTCATATACTTCACTCCTATCTGCTTCAATTACTAATTCATTTAGTTTCTTTTCAATAGCTTTCCTGATTGTTCTATCCACTACACATAGTTCGTCGCATACTTTTTCCACTAAATCTTGGAAAGAATATTCCTCTATCCAAGTTTCTAGATCTGGAATTGTGTAGATAAATTCAGTTACATCTATCTCTGGCTGTACTAAATTATATAATGAGTTATCTTGATTAGCTTGTTCTTCAAGCGTATAGTTATTAACTGTCATTTATATTTCCTTTCTATATTTGTTGACATATATATATATTAAGCATAGTTTTAAACTAGTGTCAAATTATATTACAAATATATTTAAATTAAAGGAGTATAAAATGGAAGATAAAAAGTTAGTACCGCTCTATATGAAAGTACCATTAGAACTAAAAGAAGCATTGGCTAGTTGTGCTAAGGCTGAAAGAAAAACAACTGTTGGTTTATTTTGTGAGATTATGCCAGTGGCATTAAAGAATAGGATCAAGTTGCAGAAAGTGAACGAAGAAAAGATTAAGGAATTAATTTACAATAGTAAGTTTATGAATGCGGATAACTTCGATGTCTAAAGATAATATTAATCCAAGCTATTACCAAAAAGGCAAATGTATTTGCGGTAAAACATTACACACCTATGACTTTGTAAAAGACTTACCATATCCTGACGCTAGTGCTATTAAATATTTGGTTAGACATAGAGAAAAGAATGGCGTTGAGGATGTGCAAAAATCTATGTGGTTTTTGATTGCATTACTTATCAAGGAATATGGGATGACTGCTAAAGAAGTTATATCTTTTATCCAGGATTTATTAGTCAAGGAATATGGCAAGTAACAACAAGTATTCAAATGGAAATCCTAAAGTACCTAGCATTTGGAGTGTCATTCCCAGTAAAAGAGTAGTAGATGAGAGGTCAAAGCAATACCCAACTACCTTTCTTGTGTTCTGCTGCTTGGCTATGTTTACGAACAGGGCAGGTACTTGTTTTCCAAACCAAGAAACCATTGCAAGACATTTAGGTGTCAGTCGTAGTGCTGTATCCCAACACATTAAGAAGTTAATAGAGTGGGATTACATAAGGCACGCTAAAACTAGGCACAAAGGATTGAAAGGTAACAAATACTATATGGTGTTTGATGATATGGTGGAAGAGGAAGAGGCGTTGAGTGTTCAAACATCTGAAACTGTATCTGAAATAGCTGAAGTAATACCACCAACTATAGAACAAGGTGCAAGAATGTATGAGAAGATCAAACCAACCAAAGAGGCAAGAACAATACTACTATTATTCAAAGATATTGTTAGAAAATACTATGGACACCAAGCCTTACACACAACAGCACACGAAGAGCTGGTTACTATGTGGCTACAAGACTTTACTAAAGAAGAAATACTGAAGAAAATGGAAGATACTATAAAGTATCGTATGAAGAACAACAAGGACAGCATTAAGTCTGTTGTTTACTTTAAGAATGTATTTGTTAAGGACAACAAAAAACCCTCCAATCCGAAGCAAGAACTAGAGGGTTTGATGAGTAAGTTTGTGAACACACACAAGGTCAAGTTTTAATTGCTATATATTGATACTTAAATTCCCCTTTCTTCTTTTGTACTAGTGTAATATTTCCTTTATCTTTATTGTGATATGTTACCTCGTGGATAGCTTTGGCACGTTGTCTAACATTACTATTGCCACTCTTTAAATCTTTGGCTAAATATCCATCATAATATATGACACGTTCACCAGGCGTTGCGGTTTTAATCCAGGATTGCAGTTTATCAAACCGATTTAATACTTCCATATTACTCACCTTCCTTGTGCTTCTTTAATTAAATTTTGCAACATATTACTAGCTAAATTAAATTGATACATTATTTCATCATCATCAAAAAACAGTTCATTGTTTTTAGACTTCCAACCTTTAACAAAATACTTTTGTATTATGTCGCATAGCTCCCCGTCAAATAACTCAATATCTTTAACTTCTGTATTGTATATATTTCTATTATTCATAATTATTTCCTTTCTAAATCATAAACGTTATTAATTGATATGCACATATTAACCAAGCTATTACAAAAAATATTGAAACACCTATTGCGATCTTGCTTGTTAAGTCTTGTATTTTATTAAACATTGTTTGTTCCCTCTTCAGTTGCTGCTAGTTCGTATTCAACTATATTTTGTAACGTTTGTATAAATATAGTATGTGTTATTTTGTCGCCAGTGTACTCGTTAAGCAAGTCCTGGACATCATTAATTAATTCATCTTTATACATTTGTATTTCCCTTTCTATATGTTATTAAATATAGTCAAGTTGTTTTGATTCTACAAACCCAACCACATATCCGAGTAATTCATTCTTGTCATTAAAGGTTTTAACAGTATGCTCTGCGCCACCATTTTTTGTTTTAATAACAATCTTGCCACCATAGTATTTGTTATATTCTACAAACACTCTATCAATATCGCTTGGTTTAATATTGTAATAGCCATTATTTTGAAACCATTCACAAAGTAATTTGCAATGATTGGAATAATAATGTTTAGTATCCCCTTTTAATATCATCTTTGCATATTGCATATTGTTTTTGTGTTCTGCGTCTTGTTGTTTAATATATTCGTTTATAGTCATTTTATATTTCCTTTCTAGTTATGAATAAATCAGTATTAATCTATTCAATATAACCCCTAATAAATAGAGGTTATCTTCAGTAGATTATTTGTTTAATACTTTATATCCCCATTCTGGATTATAATAAGGCTCTACAGAATCGCATATAATCTTAAAAGCAACTTCTGGTGAACTAGCACATACTTTGTATATCATATTAAACTTGCCATCTTGTAATTGTATTCTATAAGTATTGAATTGCATTGTATTTCCTTTCTATATTCAGTAGATTACTTGTTTAATTTATCTAGCCTTACACCTGTTTTCTTGTAATGATTCCAGGTGATATATTGAACAGTTTTTCTTATTTCATCAGTATTGCTAAAACTTTTATTTGCATACTTACCTACAATGCTATCTATTGATAAACCCAACATTGTATCTTGTTCAATCTTGTTAAATATTCTTTGATTTGTAATCATTATATTTCCTTTCTTTGTTTAGGTGGAGCTAACCTATATGTTTAGCCCCAGCTTACCTATAACAATATTAATTAACATATATATATTATTATAGTGTAATTAGTTTATAATTGATTAATTGTTTACAGCTTCAAGAAACTTTTCAATATCAAAGCGCCTGTTTTCACGTTTGAGAAAACTTGTTAATTCTTTTAACATTTCATCAAAGTAATATTTTTGTCCCACTATCACCAAAAAATGGTGCAGATTGAAATTAGGACTCATTGAATTTAGATTGTTTTGGTATTCATTTAGAATCTTTGCTAATTCTATGTAATCTTTTTTAGTCATGGTATGTATTCCCTTTGTTAATTAAATATATCCCCAAGATATATCATACTAATAACATTGTCAACCCCTAAAATAAAAAAAATGTGTATTATTTTTCTTCGACCGCCTGGCGTACCATATATAATATTTAATCCTGGGCGGCGGCACCTTGCCGCACGTACATATTTATATTTAGTCGGCGGAAAGGCACCCCTTTAGGGGGAGGGGTCAACTTATATACGTAGGTAACCCACACAATTTTTTTGCAATTTTTTCATAAATGATATATGCTACTAATATAAGGAAATAAAATGTCTAAAAAGATTTCAACAAACAACTATGTTCATGTATCAAAGGGTACTTCTCAAGGTAGGAATCCTATCAGGAGTACTATGAACAAACACAAGCGTAGAGGTTTTAAGAAATACAGAGGACAAGGTAAATAAGAAAGGAAAGAGTATGGCAGGACCTACACACAGTAATCGTAATTACAAACTAATGAAACCTATCAACATGACAGAAGGTGATTATATCATAGAAGTATGGGAGGGTAGTAATTGGAATGACGATACTAAGACTAGAGAAGTTATTGATGGTGCGATTGATATAAAGATTTATCAGAAGATAGATGATGCATCTAAATACAACAAGGGTGATATTGTTGGTTTCTTTAGGGCATGGGGTAATAATACTTCACCAAGTACACAGTTCGCACAAGATGAGGGACTAGATGACGAAATCCCTTTCTAAGAGAAGGATAGTCAAACCACCATTGGATAGATTTGGTGGTGTACGAATAGTACAGAAACGTATCCAGAAGTCTGAGGTGTTAGAACATCATAAAGATGCGGTGGCACAAGAACTAATTGATATAGCAACATCAAGTATAGATGAGATTATTGATTGGGATTCTTCTGGATATGTACGTGTTAAATCACCAGATGAAATATCAAACAAGGCAATCAAAGCAATTAAGAAGATTAAAATGACACCGACTAAGGAAGGTCCTCAGTTGGAAGTAGAATTACACGATAAGGTATCCGTGTTAAGAACATTAGCGAAAGCAACAGGGATGATGGATAAACAAGAAGATCTGGACAAGCCTTCTGTTGTAGGTATAGTAATGCACGGACCTGAACAACCAATCATAGATGTGGAGCCAGTGAATGAAACAAAGAAAGATGGAGATACCAGAGATACAGATTATCCAGAAGATGATGCTGAAGAACAAGATAAGCCACCAACTGGTAGCAACGAATAATGGTATTGGAGTATCCAAACTAAAAGCATTACTTGATGGTAAGGCTATAACAACACAAGAAAAGATAGATAACATCATGAGATATGTGGTGAGGTATCCCCAATGAATGTATTGAGTTTATTTGATGGAATGTCTTGTGGGCAACAGGCATTAAAAGAGTTAGGTATAAGAGTTGACAATTACTATGCAAGTGAGATTGATAAATATGCAATCGAGATAGCAAAGAAAAACTTTCCTAATACGATACACGTTGGAGATGTTACTCAATTAAAAGGGGCAGACCTACCACAAATAGATCTGTTAATGGGTGGCAGCCCTTGCCAAGGCTTTAGTTTTGCAGGCAAACAGTTGAACTTTGACGACCCACGTTCGGCATTGTTCTTTGAGTTTGTTCGTGTGTTGAAAGAGTGCAAACCAACATACTTCTTGCTTGAGAACGTACGCATGAAAAAAGAATACCAAGATGTCATAACAGAACATCTCGGTGTTGAGCCTATCATGATTAACAGTTCACTCGTATCTGCACAGAATAGGGTACGTTTGTATTGGACAAACATTCCAAACATTGAACAACCAACTGAGAGAGGTATTGTTCTTAAAGATGTTCTTGAGGAAACAACAGAAGAAAAATATAAAATATCAAGTGCAAAGGTTGATAGAGTTTTAAATTCTCCTAGAGGTAAGGGATTCTTCTATGACGAAGATTCTAATAAGATTGGTACAGTAGTGGCAGGTTACCATAAAGAACCTACAGATGGCAGTTATATTGTCAGCAAACCAATCCAAGTCGGCAATGCATCGGATATAAACGGACACGATATGATTAAAAGAATATACAGTTCTGATGGTAAGAGTCCTGCATTAACCACAATGCAAGGCGGAAACACCCAACCAAAAGTTTCCATTAGAGATACTGAGAACTATTATCAGTTAAATAGAGAGGGCGCATATCCTAACCAACAACAAGATAGAATTAGAAAACCAAACAAACCTTCTAATACATTAACCTCAGGTGCATCCTCAATACCTAAAGTAATGCTGAAAGGATTACAGTATCGTAAGCTGACACCATTAGAATGTGAACGACTACAAACACTACCTGACAACTATACAGAGGGTGTATCAAATACCCAACGATACAAGATGATTGGGAATGGGTGGACAATAGAAGTAATAAAACATATACTGAATGAAATGCAATGACCAGTCCAATAACAAATCTGAACCTAGACTTCACCACTTCCCCTACTGTATGGAAGTTCCTGCAGGATAAATCATTTGTCAGGGGGATTATGGGACCAGTAGGTAGCGGTAAGTCTTATGCTTGTGCCGCTGAGATTATGTTAAAAGCAGTCAGTCAAGTACCATCACCAAGAGATGGAATCAAATATAGTAGGTTTGTAGTTGTAAGAAACTCATATCCTGAATTAAGAACAACAACCATTAAGACATGGCAAGAGTTGTTTCCTGAGAATATCTGGGGACCTTTCCGTTGGTCTCCTCCGCTAACCCATCATATCAAGCTACCATCACGAGACAATGCTCCAGGTATAGACTGCGAAGTCATATTCCTTGCACTCGACCAACCCAAAGATGTCCGTAAACTTTTATCCATGGAGTTGACAGGGGCATGGGTGAACGAGGCACGAGAATTACCCAAGGCGGTTATTGATGGGTTAACACACAGGGTAGGTAGATACCCTACTCTATCGGATGGTGGAGCTACGCCTTGGCGTGGAATTATTATGGATACCAACCCTATGGATGATGACCATTGGTGGTATCGGTTATCTGAAAAAGAAAAGATGACTGGAAAATATAAGTGGACATTCTTTAAACAGCCAGGTGCTGTAGAGGAATGTAAGACTGACGAGTTGCCAGAGAATCCAGAAGCGAATGGTTTTGTATTCTCAGCAAATACCTGGTGGGCAACTAACCCTAACGCAGAAAACAGAAAAAACCTGCCCACTGGGTACTATGAACAAACACTCCTAGGAAAGAACTCCGACTGGATACGTTGCTATGCACAGGGATTATATACCTATGTACAAGAAGGTAAACCTGTCATGAACGAATACGATGACAACATCATGTCCGAAGATTTCCTGGAGCCAGATCCAAACCTCCCAGTACAAGTCGGTGTTGACTTTGGTTTGACACCAGCGGCTATATTTGGACAAAAGCTCAAGAACGGAAGGTGGCAAGTCTATCACGAACTGGTAACATTCGATATGGGACTAGAACGTTTTGGTTCTATGCTCAAATCCGAACTGGCTACTAAGTTTCCGAAGTACGAAGTATTAGTATGGGGAGACCCTGCTGGTATGCAAAGGGATCAGATCTATGAGGTAACATCCTTTGACCATCTAAAGTCAATAGGATTACTGGCACGACCAACAGCAAGTAACGACTTTCGAGTGAGACGTGAAGCTGGTGCTATGCCAATGAACCGCTTAATTGAAGGTAAACCTGGATTGCTTATTGACAAGAAGTGCCAGCGTTTAAGGAAAGCATTATCTGGTGGATACCATTTTAAAAGGGTTCAAATATCTGGTGGAGAACGTTATCGTGATACGCCAAACAAGAACGACCATTCCCACGTTGGTGATGCTTATATGTATCTGGTATTAGGGGGTGGTGAACATAAACAATTAACGAGGGGACATAATCCACAATTCAAACAATCAGTAGCGAATACGGATTTTGATATATTTGCATGACAAGTAAACAGAAAAGCAAAGAAGTCCTAGAATTAGAAATAGAACTATTAAAGGACAATGTAAGATTGTTACAAGAACAATTACAAAAAGCATATATAAGAATCAAAGAGATATTAGATGACAAGTTCAGCCAAACGTAAAGGTACAAGAGTAGAAAATAAAATAGTAAAGATGTTCCAAGCTATGGACATCAATGCCAGAAGGCAACCCTTATCAGGAGCAATACGAGACTTTCCACATGATGTAACAGTAGATTTAATCGGTGGATTGGTATGCGAAGTAAAGGCACGAAAGAATGGGGGAGGGTTTGCAACCATAAAGAAGTGGAAAGGTTCTGCTGATTTGCTTATCCTAGTAGAAGATTATGACCAGCCAGGTGTGTATATGGACTGGGCATTATGGAAAGAGATAGCAATGAGGCTAAAAGAACATGAATGAGCAGACACTAGAGTACTTATTTGGTACACAAGGTACTAATTTATCTGTTGTTCCATTCAAATCATACCTACTAAACATCATGGATCTCCATGAACACGACCGAAAACACCTAACAGAAATGCCAAACTATGCAGAGTTCTTAGACTTTGCCGCCCAAACTGGCTATGGATATACAGTATTAGATGGTGGAAAGCCTGTATTATGCTTTGGTGTATCACCACAATGGTATGGTGTAGCCGAGTTATGGATGATACCTGATATGCATTTGGTCAGTAAACACAAGATTAAGTTCCATAAAGGTGCAAAAAGGTTTATGGATCTGATAATGGAAGAGTTGAATTTACACAGAATCCATGTTACAGTCTTAGCTAGTAATATTCGAGCAATCAAATGGATTGAAAGTATATCTTTTAAAAGGGAAGGGGTGTTAAAAAAATATACCTTTGACCAAAAAGATATGATAATATATAGCAAGATAAGAAAGGACTAGTAATATGGGTATGTTATTCTCTAAACCAAAGTATACTCCACCACCAGAGTTAGAGGAAAGCAAGAAGCTGGTAGCTGAGAGAGAAGCCGCCGCAGATGCAGAGACTAAGAAAGAAACAGCCGCACTTGCCGCAAGACGTAGAGCTATGAGAACAGATCCAAGAAGTTTACTGGGTTCAGGTGGATTACTGGGTATTCAAGAGACTGGTCCACAACCAGCAGAACAACAGATTAGAGACCCATTCCAAACAGGGAGATTTAGATAATGGGCGGTTCACCAAGAAGAGCAAAGCCAGCTCCAAGAGTAGAAGTGGCTCCACCAGAAACAGCAAGAGAAGAAGTGGCTAAGACTACTGCACCTGCCTTAACAAAAGATCCTAATGCAACAAGACCAAGAAGTAGAACTCGTGGTGGATTAACATTAAGTTTTACAGCAGTTGATGATGAACAAGGTAATACACAAGTAACAGGTAGCCTTGGGGGTATCAGAAACCCATTGGGTGGAGATAGAAGATGACACATATTCGCAACCCTAAGTACAGAGACTTAGATCAATCACAAGTGGAGACAAACTAATGCCAGGACTTTACGATAATATAAACAAAAGGAAAAAAGCAGGAACTTCTCGTTCAAAGAAAAATTCTACAATTAGTAAGGAAGCCTACGACAATATGAAAAAAGGTTTTCCTAAGAAAAGAAAAAGAAAAGGTTTGATGGATTAATGTCAATGTTTTCTAAACTTGCGGCTAGAAGAGCTAAACTTAACAGAAGTAGCTACAAACCACTGGTATATAGTAGTGGCAAAAAAGTTGATTTTTCAGACACAGAAGAAGGTAGAAAAAATTTAGAAGATTATAAAACAAGACAGATTGCTATAATAGACAGAATGATGGGTGGCAGGTCTCCGACCAGAAAAACAATTAGAAAAATAACTGGTTTCGAAAAAGAAATGGCAGAAAGAGAAATCGGAAAACCAGACATAGGTGGAATAGCTTATGCCTCTGGTCCTATTGAAGGAAATTTAAAAACTGGTGTTGTAAAAGCAACAGGCGGGGTAAAGGCATTATATGGTCAATCAGAAAAAGAATCTTATCTTGTGCAAGCAGAAGAAATTACAATAGACCCACGTAAAAAAGGTTTGTCTGCTATAGACGTAGTTAAAACAAAGAAAGAAAGATCTATGGGTTTGTTCGGTTTTGGAACGTCATTACAAAACGAAAATAACACTTTGGGGTAATTATGGTAGCTAAGAAATATCAAAATCCATCAGGCGGACTTAACGAAGCAGGTAGAAAATACTTCAACAGGAAAGAAGGATCTAACCTAAAAGCACCACAGAAATCTGGAACAGATGGTAGGCGTGTTAGCTTTGCGGCACGATTTTCTGGTATGGATGGTCCAATGAAAGATAGTAAGGGCAGACCAACAAGACTTGCATTAGCTCTCAAGGCTTGGGGATTTGGTTCAAAAGAAGCGGCTAGAAACTTTGCACAAAGGAATAAAAAATCATGATGAGATTAGATGCAAGACAAGTAATGGATAGATCTAAGAAAGCCTTTGGCAGAAAAGATCTATGGAGAACAGTATATGAGGATTGCTACAGATACGCTTTACCTCAAAGAAATTTATATGACGGATACTACGAAGGTCATGTACCTGGTCAGAATAAAATGAACATGGTATTTGACAGTACAGCTATTCATTCCACACAAAGGTTCGCTAATCGAATCCAATCAGGCTTGTTCCCTCCCTACAAGAAATGGTGTCGGTTAGAACCTGGGGATGATATTCCACCAGAGAGAAGAGCAGAAGTACAACAAGCACTTGATATTTACCTCGACAAGATGTTTACAGTACTAAGACAGTCAAACTTTGATTTGGCTATCGGAGAGTTTCTGCTCGACCTCTGTGTAGGAACAGCGGTTATGTTAGTACAAGAAGGTGATGACATTAACCCAATTAAATTTACAGCAATACCACAATACCTAATAGCATTAGAAGAAGGTCCAAGTGGTACAGTTGATAATGTGTATCGTAAATACAAACTAAGAGTTGAGGCTATTCAAAGAGAGTTCCCTGATGCAGAGATGCCTTCATCATTATTAACACTAATGAAGAATAAACCTCAAGAGCAAGTAGAACTAACAGAAGCTGTGATAATAGATCCAGAAAGAAAAGACTTCTGCTATCATTTAGTCTATGAGAAAACAGGTGAAGAGTTAATCTACAGAAGAATGAATGAAACACCTTGGGTGGTATCACGTTATATGAAAGTAGCTGGTGAAGTATTTGGTAGAGGACCATTGGTAACTGCTATCCCAGATATTAAAACATTAAACAAAACATTAGAGCTACTATTAAAGAATGCATCTATTGCTTGTGCTGGAGTATACACAGCGGCAGATGATGGTGTTATCAATCCATCAAACATCAGAATTACACCTGGTTCTATTATACCAGTTGCTAGGAATGGTGGACCACAAGGTGCATCACTAGCACCATTGCCACGTTCTGGTGATTTCAATGTATCACAAATTGTTATTAACGATCTAAGAATGAATATTAAGAAAACATTGTTAGATGATACATTACCACCTGATAATATGTCAGCTCGTTCTGCTACTGAGATTGTAGAAAGAATGAAAGAACTAGCACAGAATATGGGTTCTGCATTTGGTAGATTGATTACAGAAACAATGGTTCCTATTGTAACCAGAGTATTATCCATTATGGATAAGAAAGGATTAATACAATTACCATTGAAGGTTAATGGACTAGAAGTTAAGGTAGTGCCGATCAGTCCACTAGCTAAAGCACAGAACTTAGAGGAGATAAATGAAATAATGCAGTTCGTACAAATCGCAGGTTCGTTAGGACCTGGTGGTATTGCAGAGATGAAACCAGATCTTATTGCTACTTATATTGGTGATAAGTTAGGTATCCCATCATCACTGAGAACAACACCACAAGAAAAGCAGGCTATCATACAGCAAAGTATGCAGATGGCTATGCAAGGTCAGGGCATGGGACCACAAGGTCAGCCAAGTCCTGAAGGACCACCTATGCAAGAACCAGCAAGTGCAATGGCTGATGAGGTTAGTGCATGAGCAGAAATGGGTGGGATGGCATAGAGGTTTTAGACGAAACCCCTATGAACATACTAGATGACCAGTATTCTATTGATAAATCTTTTGCTAGAACATTTGAGACCGAAGAAGGTCAAAAGGTTTTGGAGTTTCTCATTAGTAAAACGTTAGCACAACCGACTTGGATTCCTGGTAGTGAAACAAGTTTTGGTTATGCACGAGAAGGTCAGAATAGTATAATTAGAGAAATTCAAATGAGAATAGCGAGGGCGAAAAAATGAATGACGAAAAACAAATACTACAAGATGGTTTAATGGCAGATGCGACACCTGTTTCAGAAGAGGAAAAAGAAATTGATCCTACTGAAGTAGAGATACCACATCTTGTAGAAGATCAACCTGATCCAGAGCCAGTAGCCAAAGAGGCATTGGTTAAACCAGAATACTTAGAGGACAAGTTCTGGGATCCAGAAGATGGAGTAAAGGTAGAAGATCTGAACAATTCTTATAAAGAACTACAAAAACAATTCTCAATGGGTAAACACAAAGCACCAGCAGAATATGATTTATCTGCTTTTGATGGTATTGATGTTGACGAAGATCCATTGGCAAGAGAGTTTGTTAATTGGGCAAACGAGAATAAACCAACACAAGCAGCGTTTGATAAACTTGTTGGTAAATTCAGAGAGTTAGCCGAAGTTCAAGAACAAGCAAGTTCTATTAACATAGCAGAAGAAACAGCAAAGCTAGGACCTAATGCTCCACAGATTATCAATGGTATGAGACAGTGGGCACAAGGATTGGTAGCTAAAGGTGTTTGGTCAGAAGATGACTTTGAAGAATTTAAAGTTGCAGGTGCTACAGCTAATGGTATTAATATGATTAATAAACTAAGAAGATACTATGGCGAGCAACAAATACCGACAGCAACTGTAGATATGGATGGTATGCCAAGTAAAGATGAACTCTATGAGTTGGTAGCAAGTCCAGAATACAAGTCTGATCCTAACTTCAGAAGAAAAGTAGAACAACAATTTGCTAGAGCTTTCCCTGGAGTAGCGACCTCGACTGGCGATATTTAAGGAATACCAATGGCAGGTAGGCGTAATGGTTTGATGGAGGATAACTTAGAGAATTTAATTCTTAGGAACTCCAATGTAAAATGGGTAGATAGGTTTCTCAATCCTCAAAACTACCCAATGCCTACTGAGAATAATGGTATGGTAGAAACACATAGAATGTCTGTTGATGGTAATGGACCTTATTATGTCTACCCCCAAGTAACAGTACAAGATGATAAATATGTCAAGCAATCTTTGGATGAAGCAATAGATAGAAAAGATTATATTATGGTAGATGACAAAGATACAGCTATCTCTCTTTCTAAAAACTACAAGAGCCTGATGATTGCCAAAAGGTTCAACGAATACTACAAATAAATAGTTCTTGTATTTATCCTAAAAATATCTTATCCTATTAGCGAGATAACGAATGTCCTATTCGCCTCTGGCTGGTGTGGAAGTACATCATTTTTTAGCCGAGGTTTCCCTCGATAACTAAAGTAACTATTTTATTAATTTGTGTTAAACAAGGAGTAAACTATGGCACAGTCAATTACTAATGCTTTCGTTACTTTGTTTGATGCCGAGGTTAAACAAGCATACCAAGCAGAATCAGTTCTACTTGGTGCTGTTAGGCTAAGACAAGGTGTACAAGGCAACACTTACAAGTTTCCTAAACTTGGTAAGGGAAGTGCGACTGCTAGAATTCCTCAGACAGATGTAACTCCACTAAACGTAACTTACTCACAAGTAACTGCGACAATGGAAGATTACAATGCTGCTGAGTATTCAGACATTTTCCACCAAGCTAAGGTGAACTTCGACGAAAGGTCAGAACTAGTTCAAGTAGTTTCTAAAGCTATTGGGCGTAGAATGGACCAATTAATTATTGATGCACTAGATGCAGAAGCATCTCCATCAACAGTAGCTAACACAGTTGTTACATCAGGATCAGCAACTGCTTCAAACCTAAACGTTGGTAAACTAATTGCCGCTAAAAAAGCATTAGATGCTAACAACGTTCCGTTTGATGACAGACACATTGTTATCCACGCTAACAACTTAGCAGGTCTACTAGGTGATGAAAGAGCTGTTTCAGGCGACTTCGCATCAATCAAGGCTCTTGTTTCAGGAGAAATCAATACATTCCTAGGTTTCAATTTCCATGTTATTGGAGATAGAGACGAAGGTGGTTTAGCTATTGATGGCTCAAGCGACAGGAAAGTTTTCGCATTCCATAGATCAGCTTTAGGTATGGCTGTTAATATGGCACAAAAAACTGAAATCAACTATATCCCAGAAAAAACTTCTTTCTTGGTTAATAGTATGTTCTCAGCTGGTGCTATTTCTATTGATGGCGAAGGCATTGTAGAAATCACTTGTAGAGAATAGGAGGAATATTATGGCTTATAGTTCAACTAATTTACAACCGATAGGTGGTCAAGCTAAAGCTGGTAATGCTCCTCAAATGTGGAGCTACACTGCACCAGGAACAGATACACTTGCTGACATAAACACAGAAGGTTATTTCAATAACGCTTCAGGTGTTTTAAAAGTTGGTGATTTG